GCGCTCAACTAACATAAGGAAATTTAAAATGGCACAATTTACAAGAACAAATGGTGACTTTAAACCAGTAATGAACTATGACCAACCAGGATACACAAATACTGGCGTCAATACAATCACAAGTGCTGCAACAGTTCAGCCAATGGGTCCAAAGCTTGCTTTTGGAACAGTTACATTTACAGGTAATGCAACACCAAGCGGAACAGATTTGGCAATCACATTCCAAACAATTGAACAATTAGCTACAATGATGGTTTATGAGTTTACAGAAGTTGGTGCAAACACAGATACATTAGCAGTTGGTATCTATCCAGTAGAAGCATGGGATTTCACAAACGGTGGAAACTTAGATGTTGCATTGACAGCAGCATTAGGTTATGCAGTTACAACAGCAGCAACAGCAACATTCACAAACTAATTTAACTTTAGTTTACATAAAGGCCCGAGATTTATATCTCGGGTTTTTTATTGCTTAAATATAGTATGACTAATATTATTCGTTGTTATACCCTTTTTAATATAACTAAAACAGGTATACGCCAGCGTGGTAAAATTCCAGATGATGTGCAGGTAGATAAATTTATAAAGCAAAGAAATAGTCAAAATAATTTTGACACACTATTGCAAGTTATTAGTCTTAGGAGTCAGCCTGAAGTATTTAAGGATCCTATTTTTCGCAACATAGACCTTAAAGAATTAAATTTTGGGTTTATATATGAATCTACCAAAGAAATGTGTGATGTTTGGTATTTCGATTTTGAGGTGCATCATCCAAGCGTATTTAATGATGGGATAGATCAGTTTGGTAATTTATACAAAGATTGTAATAACATACCTATGATGAAAGTGGAAAAAGAACATACCATGTTAAGTAACTTCTTGGATATCAGTCCTGAATTACAAAATATTTATTTTGAGTTTGTATGAAAAAACAACAAATCATTGATAATTTTATAATTAAAGAGTTTAAAAAGAACAATGTAAAAGATTGGTTTATAATTCAAAATAATGAAAATAGTTACTTGTTATTCAATAAATTTGAAATTGTAAGAAAAAAGAATTACTATAACATATACCAATTTACAAATTCTGAAGTGCAAACATTTTATTCACTTAAAAATGCAGTAACATGGTGTATATTTGAAAATCTATCAAAATATAGTGAAGCATATGCTGTAAAAAATTTAGATTATAAAATTGAAAGTTTAACTTTCAATGAGTTATATCATAAAAAATTGTTTAATAACTGTAAAGAATTAAATCAAAAAATATTGTATTTTATCAAACATAACGAAGATAAAAAACAAAAAATATTAGCAGAAGAACAAATCGAATCTTACATAAATACAAGTAGATATTGGCTGCATAAAAAGCTTAAGTCCTTAATGCAATAAATGTCATTTTATGATAAATATTTGATCAGATTGGAAAATTACTATGAAACTAAATGATTTTGACTCAAAAAAAGTTGCTGTAAAAGCACTTAAAGAAAGTTTTGATATTGAGTTTAATCCAAGCAAACTTGGAAAACCACAAACTCAAAAAATGTTATTAAAGGTTAGAAATAATCTTAAAGAAGCAAAGGTAAGAAAAGACTTTCATCAAACACAAAATAGCCATAGTTATCTAAAACTATTATTCATGGAACAAGCACTTAGTGATCATTATAATAAATTGATGTCACAAAAGGCAAAAATTGTTTTTGAAAACGAAGAAGTAGAAAAGAGTCAAGTTATTTTGGCTGCACAAGATATGGTTGATAGTGTTCAAAAAATGCTAGAAGATGTAGGTGAAATGCAAGTTAAAGAATTACCTGCATTAGTTAGTAGCATTGAGAGTGAAATGGATGCAAACAAAGCACAAGAGTTTAATACTCAAGTTAGTCAACAATTAGATACATTGAGTGAAAGTTTAAAAGCTGGATTCGACGGATTAAAAGGTGCATTAAATCAATTAACAGGTGTAGGTGGCGGAGTTGCAGCAGCATTTGACACTGGTGCAGCACTGGGAGCTGAAGCTGGTGCCGAAGCGGGCCTTGATGCAGGATTAGAAGCAGGTGCCGAGTTAGATGCAGAAATGGAACCTGAAGAAGAACCTGAACTTGCTCCAGTAGGTGGTGTAGGCAGAGCAAAAAGATAATGTTATTGTATGAGTTTGACGATCCACAAGATAGTAATCTAGTTGTAGCAGTGGATCGTTTAGCCCACGATTTAGATAGTGGGAAAATTAATAGTGAATGGACTGTAGACCAGCTATTGACTTACCTCGAACAATATGATATAATACTGGATGTTAGTGATATTTTAAAACTATATAAAAAACCTCCAATGAAAAAAGTAATTAGTAATATACAAAATGACAAAGTAGTTTGGCGTAGTGATAACATGCCAGCAGATTCTGGTACTCCAACTGATAAAAATGAAAAAACAGTAAAACAAATGGCAAACCGTGCTAATAAACTATGATAAGTGTTACCGAAGTTGCAGCAGAAAATATAAAAAGCAAATTAATTAAACGTGGTAAAGGGCTCGGAATAAGAGTAGGAGTTAAAACTACTGGTTGTTCTGGCTTAGCCTATATTCTTGAATATGTTGATATTCCAAATAATACCGACATTGAACATATGGATAACGGTTGTAAAGTTTTCATAGATGAAAAAGCTATGCCTTATTTAGATGGGTTGACAATCGATTTTGTAAAAAAGGGTCTAAACGAAGGTTTTGAATTTATGAACCCAATGGAAAAAGACCGTTGTGGATGTGGTGAAAGTTTTAGAGTTTAAGTGATTTATTTACCAAACAAATATCCATATGTAGAACTTAAGCGTGAAAATTTAAATGGTTCACGCAGATACATTACACCTGACGGAAATCCAGTTCCAAGTGTAACAACAATACTAAGTGCTACTAAAAGTGAAGAAAGTAAACAAGCATTACATGAGTGGCGTAAGCGTGTTGGTGAAAAAAGGGCACAGGAAATAACCACAGAAGCAGCAGGTCGCGGGACAAGAATGCACAAATGGTTAGAAAACTACATTAAGACTGGGTCCACTGGTGACCCTGGTAGTAACCCGTATAGCATTCAAAGTCATCAAATGGCTCAAAGCATTATTACAAAAGGGTTAATTAAGTGTAATGAGTTTTGGGGGACAGAGGTAAGTTTGTATTTTCCATTAGTTTATGCAGGTACAACTGATTTAGTTGGAGTACATGATAATGAAGAATGTATTATGGATCACAAACAATCAAATAAATTTAAAAAACGAGAATGGATTGATGATTATTTTTTACAGTTAGCTGCATATGCAACAGCACATAATGAAGTACACAATACAAAAATAAGAAAAGGTGTTATATTTATGTGCACCGCTGATAATGTATATCAAGAGTTCATCATTGAAGGTGTTGAATTCGATGGTTATGTTAATAAATGGTTTAACAAGTTAGAAGAATACTACACCAAGTTCAATTGACCCGTGATAAATAGCTATAGTAAAGTAAAGAAACTACTATGGCTATTATACAAATTTCAAAAATACAAGTAAGGTCTGGTGATCTTGTTGATTTACCTCAACTGGATGAAGCAGAGTTTGGTTTTGCAAATGATGAAAAACGATTGTTTATCGGCAAGACAGAACCAAATGAAAATGTAGAAATACTTACCTCTTATTCAAGCTTAGGATTCAGCCAAATAGATGGTGCCAATGGAGCTAACTTAAGTTTAAGTAGTTTTGAAGATGGACAAGTATTAGTAATTAGTGATATTGGAGGCAACGTCAATGTAACCAACCGAGGTGGCACAAAAGGTGGTAATATCAATTTGGGTTACATGTCTGATGTTATCATTTATGGTGGGTCAAGTGGACAAGTTCTAACAACTGATGGTACTGGGAATTTAACTTGGACATCAGGTGGAGGAGGCGGTGGGGGAAGTCCAACAGGATCAAATAGAGATGTTCAGTTTAATGATGGTGGAACATTTGGTGGTGTAGGAACCTTTCAATTTGATAAAATCACAGGACTTGTAACAATAACAAATAATTTAAGTGCAGGCAATGTTAGTGCAACAGGATTAACAGGAACATTAAGCACAGCAGCACAACCAAATATCACTTCAGTAGGCACATTAACCTCACTTGGAGTATCTGGAACAGTAACAGCAAGTAGATTTGTAAGCAATGTTGCTGATGGTACTGCTCCATTTACAGTAACATCAACAACACAAGTTGCAAATTTAAATGTTGCTACAGCGGGTACTGCAGGTACCGCGACAAGTGCAACAAACGCAAGTGCACTATTACAAAATACGAGCGTAAGCACAACTGTTTATCCTACATTTACAACTTTAGGAAGTAACGGCAACAGTCAGGCTGTTTTTAATACAAGTATAACTGCTAATTTAGCCAATGCAAGTATAACAGCAACAACATTTGTTGGTGCATTAAGTGGAGCAGCTACAAGTGCATCTACAGCAGGAACTGTTACTACAGCAGCACAACCAAATATCACTTCAGTAGGCACATTAACCTCACTTGGTGTTTCTGGAAATATTACTTCAGGTAATATAGCTGTTACAGGTAACATAAAATTAAATGGTGCAAACATTACTGCAAATGGTGCAGACGGAAATATTTTCACAATTGGTGACATTGCATGTAAAAGTTTAAATGCAAATGGCTTAGGAGTTTTGTATGCAAATGGATTAATTACAGCAACAAGTGTTGCAGTAGGTTCACCAGGTAATGTAGTTTTATATCAGAATGGTAATATATATGGTGCAGGAGATACAGTTATTGCAGGTAACTTAACTGTAGAAGGGGCAAAAGCTAATTTAGGTCCAGTTGCCAATGTTATTATAGAAGGTGGTGTAAATGGTTATTCTTTAATTACTGATGGTACAGGTAATTTAAGTTGGGCAAATATTTCAGGATCTGGTAATGGTACTCCGGGTGGATCAAACACACAAATCCAATTTAATGATGAAAATAATTTCGCTGGATTCGTTGGGTTCACTTTTGATAAAATAAGTGGTAATTTTGCTGTACCAAATAATGCTAGTTTCGGTGGCAATATAACATTTGGTAACAGTTCTGCTTCAAATATTTCATTAATATTTAATGATGGTAATGGTGTAGGGACAACAACTGGCGTTATTTACACCGCATCTCCTGAAAGTATGGCTATTAGGCTTAATAATTCTAACAGACTTTCAATAACAAATAGTGAAAATACATTACTAGGTAATCTGTTACTAAGTACAGGTAATTTGCATGTTGGAACAACAGGGACTTTTGAACTTGCAAACGCAAATGCTTCAACGATTCAAGCATTTGGCAATGCAAGTGCCATCGCTATAGGTAAAGCAGGAAGCACGGTTACTCTACGGGGTAATATTGCTGTTGATAAATCAATTAATTTTGTAGATACTGTTGTACCCAATACCGATACTTCAATTTATTATGCAGCAAGTCCAGAAGGAATTTACACAGTAATTAATAACTCCACTAAGTTTGTAATTGGCAACGCAGGTGGATCAATTAATTATGGCAATTTTACAGTAATAGGAAATAGTCTTGGTTATGGTTCAGGATCAGGTGGTACAGTTACACAAGACACGTCTAGAACCACTTCTGTAACATTAAATAAACCAACAGGTAGTATTCAGTTATTTAATGCAGCAGGTGCAACTAGTTGGACTTCTTTTACTGTTAATAATAATTTAGTGGCTGAGACAGATACAATTATTGTGAACCAAAAATCAGGAAGTAATCAGTATCAAATTTTTGTAACACAGATTACTTCAGGAACTTTTACAATTACTTTTGCTACTACAGGTGGTACAACAACTGAACAGCCTATATTTAACTTTAATGTTATCAAGGGTGTAACATCGTAATTTAAGGAAATTTTTTATGTCAACTTATGTTTTAGGATCAAGTGGTACAACAGCAACTAGTGCAAATATTGCAACAGATAAAGTCCGTATTGCTACGACCGCTAATAGTATACTATTTGCTGTAGGGTATCCAAATGTATCAGCTACAGGCACTGTAACAACACTTACGAATTCTAAAACTGTTACAGGTGTTAGTACCGTATTTTTAAGTGAGGTTGATGTAGGTTGGTGGATTGGTAATGCAACAGGTACAACTGTTGGAGTAGTTCAAAGCGTTGCTAATAATACTAGTTTAACATTAACAGCAAATGCAGCAATTGCATTAACTGGAGATGGTATTACAATTAGTCCATATGGAGTTCCTTATGTTGATGATACATTAGATCCAAGCAATTGTCCTAGAGCAAGTGGTATAGTTCCTGCAAATACTGTATTGAATGACGTATATGTTGGGCAAGGAAATGTAATAACTTATGTTAATGCTGAAACAGGCAATTGTATCTTTAGCATAACTGAATTAGGAATGCCTCATTTAGATACTGGAACGTCTGGCTATAATCTCTAATAAGTAATAAATACAATATCATAATTTATTGTGATTTATGCGGTCCCCGCCGCGTAGTGGGCTAGAACCCACTTTACTTAAGGAGAAAAACAAATGGGTCGTCCTTTAAAGATAGCGAAAGCTCAAGCAATTTTAACAGTAACTAACACTACTGCAACAACAAATATAGTTACTGTATCTCAAACTTTAGCAGATTTAGGTGTTATTGCAGGTATGCCTTTTGTACCATCTACCACTACAGGTACAAATTTGATAGCAGGCACAACATATTGGATTTTACAGGTAACAGGAGCATCAACATTTACTGTTTCTGCTACTGAATTAAGTGCAAATCCAACATATACTCCAGTAACATTGACAACAGGCACAACTGCTTCAAGTTTATCAGTTGGTGTAGTTGACAGTGGATTTAACAACCCAGAAGGCACAGCTAATACTTATGGTGTAGTTGGTGGTAACACAGCAATTTATGGCAATCAAGTATTAGCCCGTGTTGCAATTGGTGTAGCAGGAACAGGAAACATTTACTCATACGACAATTCAAATGTAGTCGGCGGTGCAGGCACAGATTTTGCCAATACATTAAGCGCAGGAAGTGTTGTATCAAGTGTTGATTCACAAACAGGAGCACTAACAACTATAGGATTTGTTGATACTGTCACTGGATATATAACAATTGAATGTAGTAACGCAACAGCGACAGGGAATTTTATTACAAGTGTTGGAAATGCTGAGACATTATACGCAAATTTACCTATTACTTTTGATGTAAATATTGGTGGATTGACTACAGATAAAACATATTTTGTTAAGACAATTGTTAACGCAGCAGCTTTTAGTGTTTCCTATATTCCAGGTGGTGCAAATGTACCATTATCAAATGAAAATGTTACCTCAAACGCAACGCAGGATCAAGTTTTGTTACTTGCAGACGCAGCAGCTAATGCAAGTGGTACAGGATATGTTTATGCAGACAATGAAGCAGGATTTATTTTGCGTCAAAAAGGTAAACAAAAGTATTTGGTAAAAGGCGGTACAAGTGGATTGATTGCACAGTGTTTGACAGCTAATATTGCAAATGCATCATTGGTTCCAAACTCAATGAACATTCTATCAACATATGCAAATAGTAGTACACAGTTTGTCCAAAGCCTCAGCGATGTGAATGCAGAGTTGTTTACAGCAACATCTGGGCCAATCGCTACAGGAAATATTGTTTTAGCTAATGCTGATCCAGCCTTCGCTACATTCAATAGTGCTGTTGCTGCTAATACTGCAAATGGCTTGATTTATGAATTGGTACAGATCGCTAGTGCATAATCATGGCGCAGACTTTACCTATTCAGACACAAACTGAAGTAGCTGTCCTTCAAGTTCAATTTAAAAATTTAGACGAAAAAGTTGATGATTTAAAAGTTGAATTGAAGGACATGCGTTCCTCACTAGAAAAACATAGTGAGGAACACAGTGCTTTAATGAAAGAAATGCAAGAATCAGCACAAGAAGCACATAAAAGCATGGCAAGTAAAATAAATGCACTAGAAAAATGGCGTTGGATGTTAATGGGCGCAGGAGTAGTTATAGGTGCATTAGGTTGGCCCACTATTGGAAAATTATTAAGTGGTTAAAAAATTTTGGAGTAACTGAAAATGGCATTATGTTCAACTGGATGTATGAGTATGGGGGGTAGTGATGCCCCTCGTAGTATTAATTGTGAACTAGGCGTACCAGGTAGTTCTACTATATGTTTAAATAGTCCAACTGTACGAACTTTGGCTGGAGTTCCAGCTGGGGCAATTAGTTTATGTAACTTTTATGGTAAGGCAAATGCTCCTTACAGTGTTGAGTATTTGGTACTTGCAGGTGGCGGTAGCTCTAAATGCGCGGTAGGTACACCAAGTGGAACGCCCTCAATTAATGCTGGTTCAGGTGCCGGAGGATTGGTAACCGGAAATTTTGGAGTTACATCAAATCAGGCTATTTGCATACAAGTGGGTGCAGGAGGAGGGAGCGGAACTAATGGGACTAATTCCTGTTTAGGGTGTTTTAAGACAACATGCGGAGGCGGTTCAGGTGGAGGTGGGGTTGGAACTCCAAGTGGTACAAGCTTACCTGCATGTTGTGGTGGTTCAGGTGGAGGTGCAGGATATGTCTTTGCGTTCGGGGCCATATATCAAGGTGCTTGTTCAATAAATAATGAAGGTAATTGTGGGGGCGGGTTTGGAAATCCAGGCGGGTATGGAAGTTTAGCTGGAGGTGGAGGAGGTAGATCCACAGCTGGTGGATTTGCAGGAATTGGTGGTGGAGCTGGTGGACAAGGATGCTTTTATCCATTTAATCAAGTATTTTCATTAGGCCCACTTAGTGGAGGATGTTACTGGATTGCAGGCGGTGGAGGTGGAGGTGGCGGTGGTGCATATGGTGGTGGAGCTGGTGGTTTAGGTGGGGGCGGAAGCGGATCTTATTCTACATCAAGTGCTCAAGTTGGGCAGGCAGGTCAAGCAAACACAGGTGGTGGAGCTGGTGGAGGTACTGGGTGTGCCCCTGCGGCCGCAGGTGGAAGTGGGTCGGTATTTTTAAGATATCCGTCAAATATAATTGATGCACCTGCAACAACAGGAAGCCCATGTTATTGCTGTACAGGTGGATACAAATATTATTGGTTTAGAGGATCAGGGTCAATTACTTTGTGTTGTTAAATATAACATGAAGTCTATGTTTTTGTTTTGAAGTTTTTGTAGTTTATAAAGGAATTAGTAAATGGCATTATGTTCAACTGGTTGTATGAGTATGGGGGTAGTGATGCCCCTCGTAGCATCAATTGTGAACTCGGAGTACCAGGTAGTTCTACTATATGTTTAAATAGTCCTACTGTACGAACTTTGGCTGGAGTTCCAGCTGGGGCAATTAGTTTATGTAATTTTTATGGTAAATCTAACCAAATTCCTTTAAGTGCAGATATTTTGGTAGTTGCAGGTGGGGGTGGAAATTGGACTGGTGTGTCAGGAGGTTCTGGTGCAGGAGGTGTATTAATGTGTTGTTCAATCGGACCACCTACTATAACAAGATGCACGAGCTATTCCATTCAAGTTGGGGGTGGGGGTGGATGCAATTCTCGTGGTACAAGTTCTTGTTTTTTTAGTATTGTAACATGTGGAGGAGGAGGGGGAGGACACTACACACCAAATCCAGTGGCTCCCTTTGCGCAGGGCTGTTTATCTGGACAGGCAGGTGGATCAGGGGGTGGAAGTAATTATTCCCCTACATCGTTTGGTTGTGCTGTAAACAATTGTCTAGAAGGAAGAGAAGGTGCAGGATCAGGACCAGGCGGTGGTGGGAGTTATTGTGCAGGAGGAGGTGGAGGTAAATCAGCAGCAGGAGGCAACCCAGCAGGAGGTCAAGGATGTTTTTATCCTATCACTCAAGCAGTTAGTCATGGAGATTTGAGAAACGGATGTTATTGGGTAGGTGGCGGAGGTGGAGGCACGCAAGGAAGGACTAATCCTCCAGGTAGACCAAATGGTGGATTCGGTGGAGGGGGAGATTCGGGTTTTAATGTTGGTCCAAGTTATTGTGGAGGATGTCCAGGAATGACTAATACCGGTGGTGGTGCAGGGGGCGGAGGAGGAGGGTACACTGTACCTTCAGGGGGAAGTGGTGTTGTGTTGATTAAGTATAATTCTGGATTACCTGATGCATGTACTACTGGCACACCTTGTTATTGTTGTACAGGGGGATTTAAGTATTATATATTTAAAGGTTCAGGCACAATAGCTTTTTGTTGTACAACTTAATAAAAGGAATTAGAAAATGGCATATGCCATTTATAATTTTGTAGTAACAAGTAAAAGTTTTTCTTTTACAATATCAAAATTTATGGTATTGAATAATCCAGGATGTAATGGTTTGGGATAATAGTTGTTCCCTACCCAAGCATATCCACAATGTTCATTATTTAAAATTGGTATAAATTCATTCTCTACTTCACAAAAGAAAGTATGATAAACAAATTCTTTATTAACAAATTGTTGTATGGGAATTAACTTACAATCATTTATGTTGTAATTTATTTCTTCAATACACTCTCGGCTTAATGCTTCAAATAATGTTTCATTTTTTTCAACTTTACCACCTGGTATACTCCAACTGGGAGTTTTATCTGTACGCAACAAATAAAGAAAACGGTTGGTATTTTTACTGTAAAAAAATATGCCTGCTGATTGCATAATAAGATTTATCTGTAATCATATAACTATAGAAAAATCTCCAGCGGAATACCATCCTTCAAAAGATTTCATCCATGCACCGTCAGCATAACGATATTGCACATTACTAACTAAATTTGTTACAAATTCAACTGTAGTTGCAGCTTCACTATCAAAACTAACTTCCCATGCACCTGATGTTGCATTATATTCAACAATATCATTTGCATTGGCTACTAAATTACCCCATGCAACAGTTGTATCTCCATCACTTCCAATATTATCTACTAACAAATATCGTACATTTGGAGTCGGTCCAGGTAAACCAGCATTTGGTCCAGTTACTTGTGGATTAATAACACCATCTACAGGATCTAAAGTATTTTGTGGTAGTGTGTCAGGATCAATGTTATAAATTATTAATCTATCATCTAATGGATCAGGCACAATGGTTCCCACAATCTCAGTTGTTAAGTATGGATTTTCAAGCCATATTTCGCTAATGCCTGGTCTTACAGCACCATATACATTTAAGAATGAACTCCAATATATGTCAGTATTTGGAGGACTAATACTATCTAATGAACTATTGGGTGGGTTAAAAGGAATATTCTCTGGTAATACTTGTAGTGTATTGTTAAGTAATAATAATTTATATCCAAATGGTGTGATTTTTTGTCTAGTTCCCAATAATAAATCTTCATCTTGTGTTGCCAATAAACTATTGCCCTGAAAGATACTAGCAATGATTTTTTCAATAACACCAAGTTTCTTAAGTTTACTGCTTGTACTTAACCATATAGGCATATAAAACTTCCAAGACAACACATCAATTGGGTTATTTGTACCTTGTGGAATAGTTCTACTGCTAAAATTTAAATTATCCTGATATACAACAGTCAAACTTGTCCAATCAATAAAATTATCTGTACTTTGGATTTCTAAGCTTGGATTGAATAATGTTCCTAATTGTTCAATAAATTGTAATTTTTGATTGTAGTTTGTTGTCCATAAATCTACTGTTATTCGTAGAGTGTAAGGTACTGGCATCAATCGTTCTATACTAAATGCTTGACCTTGTGTCGTTTGATATGATAAAGTTTCTTGGTCGTACGTTCTTTGTCTAACATTTAGTTTATCAACAAAGAAAGGTTCTTGCGTCCTTTTTTGATCATATTCCAAACCTGAAATATAATAAGTTATTAATGGGGCGCTTGGCAAATTACTAGCACTATTATTAGCTAATACAGTGCTCGCCTGTCTACTACTATCACCGTACATGATTGGAACACGGACAAGAATATCATTACCTGCAGGATCTTTTCCTTTGGTAACATACCAGTTGGAAAATATTTTCGCAAACTGAATTAAAAACCTACGGATTTGAGCATCATAGAAGAACTGTGCCAATTTAACTTTTCCTTATACCATTATGATATTTAGTGTTATATTAGGGCTCGGGAGGTAAAGGGTCAGGAGCTAATTGTAGTATTGAACTTAATGGTTGTGCTTCAGGAACAAATGTTTCTGTTTGTTGCATATAAATTGTAGTTGTATCATTTATGAACAATGATTTTCTTGACTGATCATCAATTGTGAATCCTGTTTCTGTTCTAACATTTTCGCTAATTCTTACCCACATTACACCATCCCAGCGATATAATATTTGTGGTAGATAATCTGTTCTTAGGAAGTAATCACCAACTTGTGGACTTTGAGGGAAACTTATTCCAGCGCCAGTTGGTAATCCATTTGGTGGTGATGCTGTACCTGTGAGATATCCTGCAATATAACCAAACGATCTAGGGGTATATCTTGCAATAAATTGATATCTAGGATCACAGTCTGCTCTAAAATCCATTTGTGGAGTTATGGTATCGGTAAAGCCTGGCTGTGTTGGATCTTGATCAGCAGTAGCATAAGTGTTATCAGCAGTGCCATATGGTCCTGTAATTGCTCCTAATGATTGAACTGATAAAATTTTCTCGCCAGTAACTGGGCCAGATCCTGATCCCATTTTTTGTGCAGGAAGTTCAATGACTTCTAAGTTTGTTTGCACAAATTTATCAAGTTTTTGTGATAAATCCATATCAACAGTTAAGTCCCAAATACTTTGCATTGCTGCTTGAGGAACTTTAATACCAATACTTGGATTTTTATATTTTGGATTACGCATTGATACGACAACTCCACTCACAGTTGTACCTGGAGCTCCTGCCGAACTAACGATTACATTAATTGGTGGTGCAGGTTGACCATCTTTATCAGAAAACACACCATCTGATTCATAAACACCATAAGTTGGAACAACATATAATTTACTATTATCATAACCAGCTTTTGGAACTATTCTTCTCGCCTCGTCTAAATTAGCATTATTAATACTAATATTTTGATTGTATCTGCCTAGTATATCTCTTAGGTTTTGATTCGTATCTAACTCCCAATATGTTGGATTTGGTGGATTGATTCCAATTGGAACTTCTGCTATTGAAATATAATTTTTGTCACCGTACGTTATTACATATCCAGCTGGGTATGTTCTTGTGTTATCATATAATCCCAAATAATTATCTTGGTTTATTGGTTCGCTTAATATTTGACTGAATTCTTCACTGTCAACTAATGGTTCACATTTTATACGCCATAAGTGTGGAAACCAAGTTTGACTAAAACCTTCACTTGCATAATTAGCATCAGTGATTTGCATGAACCTTTTTAACGCAACTGGAATAGTTTCTTTTAAAGGATTGTAGTCTAACAAGTGCGGCAATTCAATTACATCGCCTACCATTAATTTACGGCCTACAATATCAATCATATCATTGTAATGCACTGTAATGAAGATAATGTCATTGTTTAAAAATAACCCGAACTGACTTAAATCAAAATCTAAATTTTGGACTTGATAATGCCCACGCAGTCTGTAAATACTAGTGTCATATGTCCGATCTCTATTTTCAAGAAACATCAAATCCTGTATATTAGTTGGACTTAATGTTTCATATTCAGGTTGCGTATAATCAACACTTGGTCCTTGATTTGTCGGTCCCAAATATTTATGTATATATAAATCCGTCCCGCCCACAGTAAGTTGTTCAGAAATGGTTCTGTCAAAAAATCGATAGTCGTTTTGTTTATTAGGTCTGTATAGGGATAATTTTGGCATATAGTATTTATCGGGCAAGGTTGACAATAAATATGAGGTCGTGTATAATATACGATGTTTACTAGATGGAGCTAACATGGCAAGAAGTGCTAAAAAACCGCAAAAAGAGTCGTTTGTAAGTGTAAAATCAATAGTAATCAAAGACCCTGATACGAAATATTTTGGGGATGAACCAGATTTCACACTACAACCTGACAACCGTACTGTAGCTTTAATGAAAAGCTTTACTTGGTATACTCATTTTCTTACCAGAAAAGAAGCAAAAGACTTTATTTGTCAATATGTAGAGATAAATGGTAAGCCCGAAGACCACAAAGTTATCCGTAAGATTGATGAAAATGAACTTATTCCAACGATTGGTTGGCTAGCAAGAATGAGTTTGCGTGGATTGGAACTTAATGAACATGAATCATTAACACTAAAAAATGAAATAGCAAGATTGATTCGCTCAGTCCATAAGCCTGAACTTAAACAAAAATCACAAACTGGCAAAAATGCTATTGAAAAACCTGTTGTGAAAGCAAGACCCAATGTCCAAGAAATTATGAAAGACAAGGCCCGTGAGGCAGCAGGCGAACTGGAAGGCTTGTTCGACGATTTTATTAAGTCAGGAGCAAAAACAATTGCTACCAAGACTATGGATGAACTTAGCAAGAAAAATGTTCTGCCCCAACACACAAGTATCTTACTTGATATTTGGAATAAAAAACTTGATGAATTTTTAGAAGTACAAAAGGGAAAAAGTGACTTGGCAGAAGGGTATACAAACTTTTCTAAAGTACAAGTAAAAAATATTATAAAGTATATTGAGCAGGTAATAAGTGACCTTAACGCTTATATTAATGTTAAGAAAGCACAAAAGGCACCCCGTAAGCGTAAGGCAGTACCTGTTGAAAAACTTGTTAGTAAACTGAAGTTTCAAAAAGAGTTTAAAGATCCTGCTAGTAAGTTAGATTTGGTAAGTATTCACCCGACGAAATTACATGGTGCTAGTGAAGCGTGGGTTTATGATACTGCTAAACGCAAATTACATCATTACATTGCTGATGAATACAGCAAGACATTTAGTGTGAAAGGTAACACATTGCTAGGCTTTTGCACTAAACAAAGCGAGGTAAAAACACTTCGCAAACCTAGCGAACAACTAAAAGAGATTGTTGGAAGTAAGCCTGCTGCAAGAAAATATTTTAAAGATATTAAAGCAGTAAGTGTAGCACCAACTGGTCGTTTTAGTGAGAGTATGATTATTTTAAAGGCGTTTTAATATGAAAGAAAAAATTGGTAATTGGTTTGCTGATAACCGAATTAAAATAGGTTATTTTTTAGGTGGACTGAATATTGCTGGTGGAATAAGCTTGATACCATTAGGACAATATGCTAATGGTGCTATTCAGATTTTTGTTGGTTTTGTATTAGTTATTGATGCGTGGTTACAAAATGAATATTGATTTAAATAAGTATAGTGAGTTTGTAAAAGAAGTAACAAGCAATGAGAGTAAAGACCTTACTTCATTTATGAATCGTTTAGATGTAATTGATGGGAACTATGACTTTCAAAAACATGAACATGGCCCAAGTGTCAATGTTCCACTACTTTTAACAGGTGCATTAGGACTGGGCAGTGAGACAGGTGAGTTTCAGGAAATTGTTAAAAAGATTTACTTTCAAGGGAAACCTTTGACTGAAGAAAACTTGTTCCATATGAAACGAGAGTTGGGCGATATTATGTGGTACTGGATTAATAGTTGTAGAGCACTGGACTTAGATCCAAATGATGTTATTGCAGAAAATGTTACTAAGTTAAAAGCACGATATCCTGGGGGAGAGTTTGATCCCTATTATAGTGAAAATCGAAAAGAGGGAGATTTGTAATCAAAAGGTTGCCTGATAAATACTATTAAAGGTAAATATCATGGCAGCCAGTATATTATCAACTCCTACAAACTTAGATTTACAAGAGTTAAAATCTGCATTATTTGAAAACTTGCGCCTTCGTATGGGCGGCGATATCATAGATTTAGAACTTGATCCACAACATTATGAAGCTGCCTACAATTATGCTATTAAAATTTACAGACAAAGAGCACAAAATGCTACTGTAGAATCTTACACACTAATGGAAGTCATCAAAAATGTTGATACTTACACATTGCCAAGTGAATTTATTAATGTAAGAAGTTTGTTTAGAAGAACTGTAGGGCTTGAAACAGGGCCAAGTTCAACATCATTTGATCCTTTCAGTAGTGCTATTCTTAATACTTATTTGTTGAACTACAATTATACAGGTGGTATGGCAACATATGATTTTTATGCTGGGTATGTTGAATTGGCTGCAAGAATGTTTGGTGGTTACTTGACATATACTTTTAACCCCGTTACAAAAGTTTTAAGAATTACAAGAGATTTTAAAGGCACTGGCGAGCGTATATTAATTTGGGCAGATATACAACGACCTGAAGTTGAGTTATTACAAGATCCTGGCGCAGGTGTTTGGATTGGAGATTACACACTTGCTGTATTAAAAGGTATTATTGGTGAAGCCCGAGAAAAATTTGCTACCATTGCAGGGCCAAGTGGTGGCACTTCATTAAATGGTGCTGCTATGAAAGCAGAAAGCAAAGAAGCACAAACAGCATTAATTGATCAACTTAAAGCATATGTTGATTATTCACAGCCCTTGACATGGATACAAGGTTAACCTTAATTCTTTAATTTTAAATTTAACTGTAGTAATATATACTATCAGGAGATAGTAATGATTATTGGTGTGACTGGTTTGATAGGGTCAGGCAAAGATACTGTAGCAGATTATTTGTGTACGTTTTATGGATTCAGACGCTTAAGTTTTGCTGCTAGTTTAAAAGATGCATTATCAGCAATCTTTGGTTGGGATCGTGAACTATTAGAAGGATCAACAAAATCAAGTCGTGAATGGCGTGAACAAGTTGATGAATGGTGGGCAAAACGATTAAATATCCCACATCTTACCCCACGTTGGACTATGCAAATTTGGGGGACAGAAGTTGCTAGAGAAAGTTTTCATAATGATATTTGGGTAGCCAGTGTTGAAAATAAACTGAGAACAACCAAAGATGATATAGTAATTACTGATTGTAGATTTAGTAATGAGGTAAATGCAATTAAAAATGCAGGTGGTATAGCTATTAGAATTGAACGTGGTGATAAACCTGATTGGTATGAATATGCGGAACAATTTAATAGAGGACCTAGTGCAATAGGTTGGGCACTTAGTAAGTCTGAACTAATTAATCGCAACATTCATGCAAGTGAATATAGTAGCGTTGGTTTAAATTATGATGCTATTATAGATAATAATGGAACAATAGACCAACTTCACACTAATATTAAATCAATACTCAATTTGTAAGTCTCCACGCTTCCAGTTGACATTTTTTCTTTTTATTACTTCAACACAATTTAGACATACTGTTCTTAGGTTATTTAATTGCACATTTATTAAATTACCATCAATGTGAAACACTGTTAATTGTGTTGGATAAATTGATTTAAAGCCGCATAAATCACAGGTTGGTTTCTTTTTATACCCAGACTTTTCCCAATTGGAAACTCTGGGTTTTAATTTTTCTTTTTTCCTGCCACAAACATCACATAAACTACGGTAATAGATTTTACCTTTACGCCAATAATTTATAGCACAAACATTGGCATTGCATTGTTTACATAAAGGCCTTTGCATATTTTATTTATTAACCTTTAAAGGTACGGGTATACCGTGTTTTCTAGTGTTTTTAATAAATAGTTATATGCAATACAGGTGGTAAACCTTAAAATTTTACATAAAGGAAAATAACATGGCACTAGTATCTCCAGGCGTAGAAGTAACGATTATTGATCAATCACAGTATTTACCTGCGCCACCAGCAAGCGTACCTTTCTTTCTTGTAGCAACAGCACAAAATAAAGCAGACCCAACTGGGTTGGCAGTTGCTAGTGCTACTACAGCAGCGAATGCAAACAAATTATACACAGTTACAAGTCAGCGTGACTTAGTAACACTATATGGTACACCATTCTTTTACACAACAGCAGATGGTACACCAATTCAGGGTTATGAATTAAACGAATACGGATTACTTGCAGCATACTCAGCATTGGGTGTAAGTAATCAAGTTTATGTTTTAAGAGCAGATGTTGATTTAGCAAGTTTAGTTGGACAAACAGGTCGTCCAAGTAGTGCTCCTGCTAATTTAACATATTGGTTAGACACAACCAATACAACATGGGGCATTTATGAATGGAACGCAACCACTTCATCATTTACCAACAAAGTGCCTATTGTAATTACAGATTCAGCAGATTTAACAGGTAGTGCTCCTTCTGCGAGTGTTGGTTCAATTTATGATTATGCAGTAGTTAGTATAGCTGATTATGGAAGTCCAACAGCAACAACTGCACCAGAATATTGGTATAAAAATTCTACAGGAACATGGGTAAGTTTAGGTAGTACAGGTTGGTTAGGCTCATGGCCAACTGTTCAAGGAACAACAGCTAACCCTGCTCCTACAGCAGGAAATACTTTTACAATTGATGTAAATGGAAGTTATACAGTAACTATTACAATACCAAACAATGGTGGTGGGTTCGGTACTGCAACAGGTGTTGCAAGTGCTATTAATGCATTGAGCCTAACAGAAGTAACCGCAGCAGTTGTAAGTAATAAGTTAGTAATTTATTCAAAACAGCAATCAGGTGCAATTACTAATCCATTATATTTAACATTAGCAAATGGTACAGGTACTCCTTTAACTGCATTGGGTATTACAGCAGATACTTATAATCAACCCGAAATTCAGTATGGCACATCAGCAGAGCAACCATTATGGGCTGCAAGTCAGACAGAACCAAGACCAACAGGTAGTGTGTGGCTAAAAATGGGATCGGCAGGCACAGGTTTTAATCCATCGATGAGTGTTTACACTACTGCAACTGCAAGTTTTGTGCCAAAGACAGTAACTTTAGCAACAGGTGACCTAGCAGTTACAGCTACATTAGATAGTACAGGTGGTCAAGCCATTCCAGCTAATACAATATATGCACAATACAATTATAACAACCTTTGGAATCAAGGTCCAATTTATTTTTGGAAAAGAATTTCTACAGGAGCAACTGTAATAACAGGTGATGATACAACACCAACATTTAATGATGGTCCATACTCTGCTACAATTTATGTAAGCACTCCAGGTTCAACATCTTATAGTTCAGGTTACGCATTTAGTTTAGCAGATAACAGTGATGCACAAGATTTTGTTGATGCTTGGGCAGCAGCAGGTGTCCCCTACACAGAAGCAACCGTCCTATCAACAGGTGCTATTCAAATTACTCATACTGAAGGTGGGGTAATTTTAGTTGATGATGTAAGTTCCTCAACTGGTATTTCGAATGGGTTAATGGCAGATGCAGGATTTAATATTGGAACTACAGATAGTGTAAAATATGGAGACTTTGCTCCATTTACAGGATCATTTGGTGATGACTCTGTTAGCCCTGCAGGTGGAACAGGATTTGCAATTACTATTACAAATGAAAATGGTGTTTATAACTTAGGTGCTATTACCAACGCAGGTACAGGCTATTCTGCTAATGATTTAATTACTATTAACGGTGCTACATTAAACGGTGCAACTCCTGCAAATAATTTAGTATTAAAAGTTATTAGTGCATCAGGAGGCACTGTTGATGAAGTTGCTTTTATTTCAGGCACGCCAATTCAAGCGTATATGACACAATTAAGCAATTGGCAAGAATTTACATATACAGTAAATGAAGGTGCACCAGTAGCAGATCCTGCTAATAATACAAATTGGTATTATAGTGTAGTTGATGAAGTTGATATTATGGTTAACACATCAAGCGGCTGGAGGGGATATCGTAATGTTGAGTATGATAGCAATGGTTTCCCAATGCCATCTGGTACTCCTGCAACAGATCCAAATGGCCCAATTGTAAGTGCCACTGAGCCTTCTTTACAAAGTGACGGGACAGCACTTGTCTATGGTGATATTTGGATTGATACTAGTGATTTAGAAAACTATCCAGTTATCTATCGTTGGCAATCAGTTAGTGGTACAAATCAATGGGTATTAATAAACAACACTGATCAAGTAAGTAGTACAGGTATTCTCTTTGCCGATGCCCGTTGGTCAAGTAATCAGGATACAATTGATCCAGTCAATGATCCTATTCCAACTATTGTATCATTATTAACAAGTAATAATTTAGATTTAGATGCACCTGACAATACATTATACCCAGTTGGAATGCTAATGTTTAATACAAGACGATCAGGATTTAATGTTAAGCAATTTAGATCAAATTACTTTAATTCTACAAGTTTCCCAGATGAAACACTACCTACTTATACAGATACTTGGGTAAGTGTTAGTGGGTTACAAAGTAATGGTTCTCCATACATGGGCCGTAAAGCACAGCGTGCTATTGTAGTACAAGCATTAAAATCTAGCATTGACACTAACTTAACGATCCGTGATGAAGATACTTTCTTTAACATAATGGCTACACCAAATTACCCTGAATTACAACCAAACATGGTAGTATTAAACGCCGATAGAGGTGATACAGGATTTATTGTAGGTGATACACCATTAAGACTTACAGACAGCGCAACTGCTATAAATGCATGGGCTACTAATGCAGCAGGTGCAACCTCAACAGGTGAAGAAGGTCTTGTAACAAGAAACACTTATATGGGATTATTTTATCCTAGTGGCTTAACAAATGATTTGTCAGGTAATGATGTTGTTGTTCCAGCAAGTCATATGATGGTAAGAACATTGATACGCAATGATACAATTGCTTTCCCTTGGTTCGCTCCAGCTGGTACACGTCGTGGATTAATTGATAATGCGTTAAGCATTGGATTTATTGATCCAACAACTGGTGAATATGTGTCAACAAGAACAAGAGTAGGAATTCGTGATGTATTATATACTAACTTTATTAATCCTCTTGTATTCTTCACAGGTAATGGTTTATTAAACTATGGTAATAAGAGTAGTTTTAATAGTCAATCAGCATTAGACAGAATTAATGTTGCTAGACTTGTTGCTTATTTACGTAGACAATTAACACTTGCTGCAAGACCATTTATCTTTGAACCAAATGATGCGTTTACTAGAGGACAGGTTTCAACAGTTATTGGAACATTGTTAAATGATTTAGTAACAAATAGAGGTATCTATGATTATAGTGTAGTGTGTGATGAGTCAAATAACACACCAACTAGAATTGATAGAAATGAGTTGTGGGTAGATATTGCAATACAACCTGTTAAGGCAATTGAATTTATCTACATACCTGTAAGAATTTTGAATACAGGTGAGGCAGTAGCAGGAACAGGTATCTAATATAGGTAGGGGGATAAAACCCCCTCTATAAAAGGCAATAAATAGTAGAACAGGAGAAACATACAAATGTCTTTAACTACACTTAACAATCTTTCTGTATTTGGATCAGATGGTGGAGTGGGAAATCAATCCCTACTCATGCCCAAATTACAGTATAGATTTAGGGTTGAATTTTTTAACTTCGGTATTGACCCAACAGGCCCACTTGCTCTAACAAGACAAGTTATGGACTGTGCTAGACCACAGGTTCAATTTGATGACATTACACTTAATGTTTACAACTCAAGAGTTTATTTGGCAGGCAAGCATACATGGCAGCCATTGTCAATCAATATACGTGATGATGCACAGGGTGAGGTATCACGAGCAATTGGTCAACAGTTACAGAAACAAATTGATTTTGCACAACAAGCAAGTGCGAGTTCAGGAATAGATTATAAATTCCAAACATCAATTGTTATCTATGATGGCGGTAATGGTGTATTGGCTCCTAGAGAACTTGAGGTTTGGGAACTTTATGGATGTTATTTGCAATCAGCAAATTATCAATCATTGAATTATGCAACCAGTGACTCAGTTAGTATTGCATTAACCTTGAGATATGATAATGCATTACAGAAACCTGATAACGCAGGCGTCGGTGCATTTGTTGGAAGATCACAGGGTGATGTTGTATAATATATGAATGAATATTTAAGGGATTATAAAAACGCATCACAGATATTTAGGACAAATGTTTATCAACACGCTCCTAAACTAAAGTTTTTATTTCACACTTATTTTGATATTAATACCGAAGCATATGATCAAGGATTGAATACAGGTCATAACTTCGGTTTAGTCGTTAGAGATGTAAAACTTCCTAGTTACAGATTTAAAACTACTCAATTAAATCAGTATAATCGAAAACGCATTGTTCAAACAAAAATTGAATACGAAGAAGTTACTGTAAGTTTCTACGATGATAATAAAAATATGATTACTAAGTTATGGGAGGCATATTATACCTATTACTATAGTGATGGAAGAAAACCTAAAGTTGCTTTTAGTGGCACAAATCAAGGTGGTGCACCAATAACACAAATTGGTGCAGGTGGCACAACTACTACTAATAGTAATGCCGATTACAATGTTAGAAATCCATATGTTGAGTCAATAACAGGCAATGCTGATTGGGGATATATAGGAGAATCAAGTGTTCCTAGCTCTCCTACTGGTAAAAAAGTACCTTTCTTTAAAAATATTACAGTGTTTGGTTTTAGTCCAGGTAATAATTTTACTGCATATACACTAATAAATCCAATAATTACTAATTTTGCACATGATACTTATAATTACGATGACGGTGCAGGAGTAATGAGAAATACGATGAGATTTGACTATGAAACTGTTGTGTATAACTATGGAAACATGGGAAGTTCTAATCCTGCTGATATTGTAAAAGGATTTGGTCTATTTAATTCATACGATACAAGACCTAGCCCTAACAATGTTTTTTACGCTTCTTACTAAGGATTCATATGCCTGCTTACTTATATGGCGGTACAACTAGAAATTTGTTAGTTGCTACACAAAAACAAAATACTTTTTATCAACGGTTAGGAAAACAAGGTAATGCTGTTGGATACAATCAAATACCAACTGCTTTGTTGGGTCAAACTATTCTATCTTCTGAAAATCCAACTAGAAATATTAAATTTGAAATACCTACCCCATATGGTATGACTCCAGGTCCTGCAGGACTGGCAGGTTCACCTACAGTAGGAACATTGTCTCAGCCACCTAATGTTTCTGGTATTACTACTGCAGGAGTCACAAATGCCAACAGTTAATAATAGAGCAAATTTAGACAGAACTGTTGAAATATTTGATAGTTTTTATAATATAAAATATATTGCTGATGCAACAAAATATGATATTGTATATGGATTTTTTTACGAAATTAATGGCAGTCAGAAAATCAGTGCAAACTTTGCAGCAGCACTTTTTAGAATATCACAACAAACTGGAATAGATGTTTTAGACTTGTTAAATCAACTTAAAGGTGCTCCAAACACACTTGAACTTAGTAAAACCATTTCTTATTATTTAAACTTACTAAAATCTAAAACTTCGTTATACGGAGTAGCAAGAATTCCTACTCCTAATTTAACAGTAGCGAGAAATGTAGTGGTATGATATGGCTAATTACGCACAAGGTTTTTATGATATAAAAAATACAGAAAAGTATGTAGGAAATCATAAACCTAAATATCGTTCGGGTTGGGAACTCACGTTTATGATGTTTTGTGATAATAACAAAAACATTTTACATTGGGCCAGCGAAGCAATAAAAATTCCATACCGTCATCCAATAACTGGAAAACAAACAATTTATGTACCAGATTTTTTTGTAGTTTATGAGAATAAACGCAAACAAAAGGTAGCTGAGATTGTAGAAATAAAACCTAAAAAACAAAGCTTGATAGAAAGTAGAACAGCCAGTGCTAGGGACAAACTAGCAGTTGTTATCAATCATGCTAAGTGGGCAGCAGCTAATGCGTATTGTAAAAGACATGGTTATACTTTTAGAGTCGTAACTGAAACTGATTTGTTTTATAACGGTCGTAAACCCTAAATAAATAAAACATGACAAAAAAATTAGAAGAATTATTTGAACTAGCAAGTTCAGACGATAATGACCTTGTAACTCCACTTCCTGAAGTAA